GCCATTGACTCAAAATGACTTGATACCGGTGGTACAAGTTGGTACAGTAACGATAGCCGTAACATAGGAGTTTATGATGGCAAAAGTCGACAAAGAGGACATCAAGCAAGATAAGAAAATGATTGCAACAGCTATTCATAAACATGAAAAGCACGATCATCCCGGTAAACCTTTGACCAAATTGGCTAAAGGTGGAAAAACCAGCGCTCAAATGATGAAATATGGACGCAACATGGCTAAGGTTATGAACCAGCGTTCATCTGGCAGAGGTGGCTAACATGGCTACATCTATTAAAGCCCCAGGTAAAAAATTCAACGGCCCAGCCGAAGAGTATGCCAAACCCCATACTATGGAAGACAAAACCATAGATGTTAATTCTGTTCACGCGGGCGTAGCCAACAATACAGAATATCTGCGTAATGCTAACGTATCTGTAGCAAATAGTCGCAGTAACGAGTATCCGCCCATAAAAACATCTGGTATTCAGATGCGGGGTACTGGCGCAGCTACCAAAGGCAAAATGTCTAGAGGTCCGATGGCATGAATTACACTCAGCTTAAACAACTGATTCAGGACTATACACAGAACTACGAATCTACATTCGTAGCGGATATTCCTACGTTTGTTGAACAAGCTGAACAGCGCATTTACAACTCTGTACAGTTTCCGTCACTACGCAAAAACGTGACGGGGACTGTTACGCAGTACAACCAATATTTGGCGACTCCAAATGATTTCCTTGCTCCTTACTCTTTGGCTATTTACCCTGTCAGTGGCGGGCCTTATTTATATCTTTTAAACAAAGATGTGAACTATATGCGTCAAGCATATCCCGATCCCGCTAGTTATGGTCAGCCAAAGTACTATGCTCTTTTTGGTCCGACTGTCACTGGTGGGAGTATTACAAATGAGCTTACTTTCATTTTGGGCCCTACTCCTGACACTGCTTATACCGCTGAGTTACATTACTATTATTATCCTGTGTCTATCGCGGATACCACTAATAATCCAAGTGGTACTTCTTGGCTTGGGGACAACTTTGATTCCGTGCTTTTGTACGGCTCTCTTGTTGAGGCTTACACATTCATGAAGGGTGATCAAGATTTGATGACCATATACAATCAAAAGTATGTCGAGGCACTTGCTCTTGCTAAACGTCTTGGAGATGGTATGGAGCGTCGTGATGCTTACCGTTCTGGTCAATTTAGACAGGCGGTGACCTGATGGCTATTTACCAAGGCGCAACGACTAGTTTCAAAGTGCAACTTGCTCAAGGGCTGCACAACTTTGGGCCCACAAGTCCAAACACCTTTTATATTGCCTTGTATACATCTAGCGCGGCTTTGAGTGCTACTACAACGGTATATACAAGCGTGGGCGAAGTAACAGGATCAGGTTATACGGCGGGCGGCCAACAATTGGTCATCACTCAGACACCGACCTCTGGTACAACCGGAACCACGGCTTATTGGTCATTTGCAAATGCTGTTTGGAATCCAGCAGCATTTACAGCTCGTGGCGCTCTGATTTACAATCAAACGCAAGGTAACGCGTCTGTTTGTGTATTGGACTTTGGTAGCGATATCACTTGCGCCAATTCATTCACAGTACAGTTTCCAGTTTCATCTAACACCACCGCAATTTTGCGGATCGCATAGGAGTCATCATGACAAACGAAACTCAAGGATGTGGAGACTACGCTGTAGCCACGTTACAAACAAACGCCAAAGTGCCTGAAGGCATGGGTATTGAAGGCTGGTATCACGTTGTTTGCCATGATGCAAACGGCAATTTGAAGTGGGAAGAGAAGTTTCCTAATTTGGTGGTAGCTGTAGGTAAGCAATTGATGCTTGATACGCTACTTAAAGGTAGCTCTTACACAGTTGTTGGACCATATTTGGGTTTGACCAATGCCAGCTTGACACCTGCTGCAACTGACACCATGACCACATTGGTTGGTGGTGGTAAAGAGTTTACTGCTTACACAGTTGGTGGTTCTGCGGTGCGTGGTACGGCTGTGTTTGCTTCATCTACGTCTACAGGATCTACTCCTTCGAACGTGACATCAAGTACTGCTACGGCAATTACTTACACGATCACAGGATCAGGCGGTACGATTTACGGTTGTTTCTTGGTTACTGGTACAGGTGCTGTTAGCACACAAAGCTCTACTGCTGGTGTTTTGTACTCAGAAGGTAACTTTGGTACAGCCAAGACCACAACCGCTGGCGATACCGTATCAGTGACATATAGCACAACTGCTACATCTTGATTGGAGCTTTAAATGGCTCTTCAAGTAGCTGATAGAGTCCAAGTAACCGCAACAGCAAATACGACTGTTAGCTTTACGCTTGGCTCTGCTGTAACAGGGTTCCAAAGCTTTTCTGCTCTCACCAGCGGAAACACCACCTATTACGCCGCTACAGACACGACCGGAAACTGGGAAGTGGGTCTTGGTACTTATTCAGTCACAGGCCCAACGCTGACTAGAACCACGATACTGTCATCCAGCAACTCAGGTTCTGCGGTTACTTTCAGTGGCACCGTTAACGTATTTATCACTTACCCATCTGAAAAGTCTGTTAATTTAGACGCCAGCAACAATGTGGTGTTCAGTGGATACACGGCACAAAGGTTCCAAGCGGACTTTACCAACGCCACGTTCAATAGCAGATTTGCATTCCAGACCAGTACAGCAAACAGTACAACGGGTATTTATGCGCTGCCCAACGGAACATCTACTGCGGCATCTTGGCAAGCTACGAACAATAGCGACCCCACAAACGCCAGTAAGATTCTGATTGCGACCAATGGATCAACAGATGTTCAGTTGGTTTCAGGCATCAATGGTACAGGTACATATTTGCCCTTATCGTTTTATACCAATGGGTCACAAAGCGCTCAGTTGGATACGTCTGCAAATTTCAAAACCAACGGTCAGTCAATTGTGGGTAACGGATTATTTGTGAACAACCAGACCATCAGCACGTCTTACTCAATTCCAAGCGGGTATGCAGCCCATTCAGTTGGCCCAATTACACTATCAAGCGGTGTGAGCATTACGGTTCCTAGTGGCTCTAGATGGGTGGTGGCCTGATGTTTGGTTTATCCACCTTCGCCCAGTCCCCGTTTGCATCAACGGGCAGTAATTCGTACACGGCGACAGTTACTGAAAACATTGGGGTGGCAGATGTATTGGCTATTTCAGCCCAGTTTGCTGTTACGCAGACAGAATCGTTTACCTCTGCCAATACGGATTCAGAGCAGGATGTGTTCTACGAGGGCATCACTGAAGGATTGGGCAGTTCGGATTCCAGCACGCAGTCTTATGCGTTCTATTTCACGGACACAGAGGGTACGACGATTGGAGATGTGGATGCGGTAACAGCGCAGTTTGCCGTGTCTGATACTGAAGCCGTCACGATGGCGGAAACCGAAACCATATCAGCCCAATTCCCATTGTCTAGAACTGAGAATGTCGGGATAGCAGACTCCAGCACCCAAGCCTATGCTTTCCTAGAATCTATCACTGAGGGATCCACCCTTGCGGATAACCCCAGTATTTTGGCGCAGTTTGCTGTGTCTGTTGCTGAAGCTTTGGTCATGGCGGACACCAATTCAGAGACGGATGTGTACTATTTCGGGATCACTGAGAACATTGGGGTTGCTGAAACAATTGGTATCAGTACCATTTACCTGTTCACTGTGACCGAAAACTTTGGGGTAGCAGACGCGCCCGTGCTTAGAGCACAGTATTCTGTGAGCAAGACTGAAAACACCATTTTGCTAGAGTCTGAGTCCATTCAGTTTGCGGCAAACGTAAGTATCACAGAAGCCTTTACTTCTGCGGATTCAAATGTTGTAATTGGGTGGTTCTCAATAGATGACAGCGAAATCGCTTCATGGCAGAATATAGGGAATGCACAAACCGCAGGATGGACTGTGATCAATGACCCTGAAAGCCCCAATTGGACCTTGATACCATCAGGACAATAACATGACCATTACACCTACCTCGCTATTAAATCTTCCAATCATCACCACGGGTACAGAGTCGGGTGTATGGGGCAACGACGTCAACAATGGTTTGACTTCGTATTTGGATATTGCCATTGCTGGCACGCTCAATTTCAACTCTGGCACAAGTGCCACGCTCTCTAATACATCTGGTACAAGCTCGGCCACCAACATCGGATCGACCACGGCGCAGTATGCGGCTTTGAGTTTTGGCCCCGGGTTGTCTGGGAACTTCACGCTCACAGCCCCTGCGTCGAGCAAGATTTACTACATCGTCAATCTAGACTCCACTTATTCCGCCACGATCAAGGCAAGCGGTCAGACTGGGTATACGGTACCAAAAGGCCAAAGAGCGATTGTGATTTTCAACGGCACGGATTATGTTCAGGCCGATAATTACTTTAACAACGTCAGCATCACGGGTGGTACTATTACCACTGCAACGCTGGACAACACACCGCTTGGAAACACAACACCTGCGAATGCTTCGGTCATCAATCTGACCACATCGGGTACTGTCACATTCAACGGCACGGGGGCGGTTACACTCCCAGTCGGAACAACAGCGCAGGAACCCGGTAGTCCAGCTACAGGCATGATCCGATTCAATACCACGCTCAATCAGTTTGAGGGGTACAACGGGTCGATCTGGGGCGGTATTGGTGGAGCTAACGCATCTGGCTGTATTTATGTCAACAACCAAACCATCACTTCGAGCTATACTTTCCAAAGCGGTACAAGCGGAGAGAGTACAGGGCCGATCACGATCAACTCGGGTGTGGTCATTACAATTCCAAGCGGCTCTAGGTGGGTCGTTCTATAGAACTAAAGGATTAACATGGGCGCCATTGTTTTAAACGGATCTACGTCTGGTTCTACAACCATTCAACCGACCGATGCGGTAACGGTAACATTAACCACACCCAGCACATCAGGTACGATTGCAGTATCGGGTACATCTCCATCGTTCACTTCGATCACGACTACTGCTGATTCGACCATTCATGGATTGACTGTTGGATTGGGTGGTGGTGCTCAAGGTCAAAATACTGTATTAGGTAATGGTGCTTTAGCTACAAATAGTTCTGGCAACTATTGCGTTGCTATCGGTTTAAACGCTTTAACTTCACAAAATGGTAGTGGTAATTTATTGAATGTAGCAGTTGGTGCATCTTCATTGTATTCAAATACATCAGGTTACTACAATACTGCAATAGGGTCTGCAGCTCTTTATAGTAATACTTCAGCTACAAACAATACTGCTGTCGGCTACAAAGCTGCCTATTCTGCAAACTCTGGTGCAATTGATGCGTTTGGTTATCAAGCCGCTACGGCTACAACTTCTGGAATTTGGAACTCAGCATTTGGACTGAACGCTCTGTATACAAACACTACAGGCTCTAACAACATTGCCATTGGTGCATACGCACTACAAGCCAACACCACAGCATCTAACAATACAGCAGTAGGTTATCAGGCGGGGTATAGTGGAACTGTGTCATCAGGAAACACATTTGTAGGTATTCAAGCTGGATATAACCATAATCTTGGTTCTTCAGGAAGTGCATACAATACTTTTATTGGTGATAGTTCTGGTTACTATGTTACAACTGGAACTAAAAACACTATCATTGGGCTTTATTCTGGCAATCAAGGTGGTTTAGACATTCGTACAGCTAGTAACTATATTGTATTGAGTGATGGGGATGGTAATCCTAGAGGGTTCTTTGATAATAGTGGCAATTGGATAGTTGCTGGGCCTTATGCAAATCCACCAACAACAAGTTTTGGGAAAATATCTTCAACAGGAATTTTTCAAAGTGGTAGAACTGGAACAGGAAGCCAACCAGCATCGGAATTTTTTAATGGAAATGGTAATGTTGGTTCTATATACACAAGTGGTTCATCAACATCTTTCAATACATCTTCTGACTATCGTTTAAAAGAAAACGTCCAAAACATGACTGGTGCGTTGGAAAAAGTCAGCCAACTGCGCCCAGTTACTTATGATTGGATTGCAGACAAATCTGCTGGTCAAGGTTTTATTGCTCACGAACTACAAGCCATTATTCCAGATTGTGTAACAGGAGTTAAGGACGCAGTTGATGCAGACGGAAAACCCATTTATCAAGGTGTTGATACGTCATTCCTCGTGGCTACATTAGTGTCTGCAATCCAAGAACTCTCGGCAGAACTCAACGCACTTAAAGCGAAAGTAGGAGCATAACATGACCGCTTCAATCAACGCATCAACGACTGCGGGTTTAGTACTCACAAGTGACACATCAGGTAGCCTTGCACTCCAAACGGCAGGAACAACTGCGGTTACGATCAATACAAGCCAACAGGTTGGAATTGGTACAAGTAGTCCTAGTTATTTATTGCAAGTAACAAAATCTAGTAATGGTGATGTAATTTCTTGGAACGCTACATCGGGCAAACAGGGATATTTGTATGCTGATACTAATGCAGTTTCAATAGGCGATACATCATCTGTTAACGGTCAAAATATTCTTTTTAATACAACAAATACTTAT